TGGCGCCGAGCACACCTATTACGATCTGCGGACTCCTGCGGATGCTGTCAAGCTGCTGTGCATCAATATCCCTGAGCTACAGGAAGAGCTGATTCACGCGCATGATCATGGTATTGGCTATCGGCTGATTCAGGCTGATACGGATCTCGGGTATGAAGATCTGCATCTCCCGATTGGCAGCAATGATCTGATTTTGACGCCTGTCATCGTTGGCAGCGGTGGCGGCGGTGGTGTCGGTCAGATTTTGGCTGGTGTTGGTTTGGTTGCATTCTCGATCCTTACCGCAGGTGCTGGTCTTGGTTTTCTTGGTTTGGGTGCTGGATTGACTGCCGGTACTTTTACGTTGGGTGCTGCCGCTTCTGTCGCCATTGGTTCAATCGGTGCCAGCTTGATTCTTGGCGGCGTCGCTCAAATGCTGTCACCACAACCAACGATCCCAAGTCTTTCTGGCGCCAATAGGCTCAGTAGTGCTGAATCAACAAGTACCGATGGTCCGCAATCAATCACACGCGGCACAGATGGCAGGCAGTCATACGCTTATACCGGTGCTGCCAATACCGTTGGTGTCGGGGCAACGATTCCCGTGGCATACGGTGAAGTCTTGATTGGCAGCCACCTGCTCAGCGCCAATGTTGATGTGACCGATGAATCGGATCCGTTGAGAACGGCGATCAAGGAACCCGGACCCGATACGATTATATTTGGTGGCGAAAAGATTGGTTATTCGCTTGGCGATGCCTCTGGTGTGACGGCTGCTAGGACAAATAATTTTTACACAACTAACACCAATAGGCGTAAAGTGATCAATTCAGCATTTACGCTTAGCAATGGCTTCAGGAGACAGGTTGGAGACGTAGAAACCAATAGCGATTTCAAGAGTCGCGTTGATATTATTTTCCAAATAAATAATGGCTTGTTTGAGTATGTTAGTGGTTCTGGTTCAACCAAAGTTGATGGTTACATCACCTACAAAATTGAACTAATCTCGCAGGTGACCGGACCAGACCCAATAACGGGCTCATCACAAGCGACGATTCAGGGCTTGTTGTTGCCGGGCCAAGTATATCGCTGGCTGCATCGCATGAGCTACTCGCCCATTGAAGGCGATGGTGATCTTAGGTTTAATGTCGAAATTATCGACTACAGAGCAAATTCATCTTGCGATTTGATTGTTCACGCAATCGGTTTCGATCTTTACTGACATGGCGCTCAACTCTACCTCTGTAATCAAAATCGTTGACCTTCTCTGCGAAGGGCCTATTGCTGGTCTCGTTGGCACAGAGCAGGGTATCTATCTTGACGAAACGCCGATTCGTACAGATTCAAGCCGCAATTTTGCCGCTGCTGATGTTTCCTACGATTTCAAGCCTGGTGGCCGCACCCAATCGCAATTGGCGCAAGGAAGCGATGGCACATCAACTGTCAATGACATCAACACTGAGATTGGCGAGAACTACAGCGAAACACTGAACGCAAATAATGAAGTTGTCGCCCGTGATTATGGAAGCGGGCAGCTTATCAGGCAGATCACCGATACAGATGTCGAGTCGTTTGAGCTTTTGCTTTCTATCCCGCGCATGTTCTCAACAGCGCAAGAAGGCTTGGCTAAGGGACAATTGTTTAATGGCGTGATTCGCATTGTTGTTGATGTGCAAGCGCAGGGACGAGCTTTTAACACTGTTTACGATCGCACGATCACCGGCATTGCCGTCAGTGATTATCAGTTCAAAACACCACGCATCGCATTATCTGGCGCAGGGCCTTGGAACATTCGCGTCAGGAAGATTGATCTAGGAGAAGATCATTTTGAAGTAAAGTTCCGCAATTTTGCAGATGTCGAGCAAAACATTCCGCTTGCTAACGGCAGGGGGAACCGGATTTTCTGGACAAGTCTGATTGAGATTCAATCTTTGCGTACGGCTTATCCATACTGTGCCGTTGCTGGGCTTTCGGTTTCAACACGTCAATTCGCAAGTTTGCCGACTAGGGCTTACAAGATTCGTGGTCGCATTGTTCAGATTCCTTCAAATGCTTCTGTGAGAAGTGATGGCAGCCTTTCTTTTTCTGGAACATTTAATGGATCTCTGAAGTCTGCATGGACAACCTGTCCGGTCTCTTGCTGGTATGACATGCTTGTGAATCCGCGTTATGGCGCGGGTGATTTTGTGCAGGCTGAAAACGTAAGTTGGGTTGACTTGTATCCGCTTGCACAATATGCGAATCAATTGGTTACAAATAGTGATGGCAGTGTTGAGCCCCGTTTTGCTTGTAATGCTGTAATCGGCAGCCAAGCGGAAGCGTTCAATGTCCTGCAAGATCTCGCCAGCGTATTTCGCGGGATGTTGTATTGGCAAGCGAATACGATTCAGGCAACAGCAGATCACGGCAACCTGAATGGCTCGGATTTATCGCCTGTTCATTTGTACACAAACAGCAACGTCATCAATGGGGCGTTTAATTATTCGGGCACATCACTTAAAACACGCAGCACTAGCATTCGCGTTCGTTACAACGACCCTGAGAATTTCTACAAATCAAACTATGTTGTCGTTGAAGATGCCGACCTGATTTCAAAATACGGGTATCAGGTCAAAGAAGTCGTTGCATTTGGTGCAACTTCCAAGTTTCAAGCACAGCGCCTTGGTCGGTGGATGCTTGCATCTGAAGAAATTGATGGCGAAATCGTCACGTTTACAACTGGTCTGCAGGGTGCTGTAGTGCTGCCTGGTCAGATCTTTGCGGTATCGGATGAGATGCGGCAGGGTGTTAGGCTTGCAGGACGTGTTAGCAGTGCCACAACATCGCAGATTACTGTTGATCAAACGATTTCATTGCCTGCAGGTAGTGGCCATCAACTGACTTGTACGTTGGCAGATGGCAGTATTGAGACTAAATCAATTGTCAGCGTTTCTGGTGCTGTTATCACAACATCTTCGTTCAGCTCCGCCCCACTTGCACAGTCGGTTTGGTCAATCAGTTCTAGCAGTGTTGCAGAGCAAAAGTTTAGATGTTTATCGGTTGGCGATAGCGGAGATGGTCAATACACGATTACTGGTGTTGAGCATAATGACAGTATTTATGCAACGGCAGATGTTGGTACACCACTGCAATTTGATGATGTAACGCTTTTCAATGATCCACCAGCGCAACCAATCAATCTAAGACTTGATGCGCGTCAGGTCACGATTGGTCAAGTCATTACGAACAGGATGACTGCATCTTGGGGTCGTGGCCTTGATGGCAAAACTTTTGGCTTTGAAATTAGATACAAAATTGGTGGTGGCAATTACATCAATGCTCAAACAACAAATACAAGTTTTGATATTGATGGCTTAGATGTGGGCCGCCAGCTTACGTTTGAAGTTCGTTCAATTAGCGCCCCACCCGTCAACCGTAAATCGGCATGGGTTACTGCAACAACTACTGTTCCCGTTTCCGATATTGATCCCGAAAATCCTAGCGGTATCCTGTTACCACCTGATCCTGAAGATATAACAATTCAAGCCACGGGAGATCAGGCTATTTTGCGTTGGAGAGTCCCGCCAACCCAGCTAAATTCCACCAATTTTATTGCCATCATCCGACACACTACGGAAACAGATGGCACGGGCGAATGGCCAAATAGCACGCTTTTGCGTCGCATTGAAGCTAGAACCAACTATGCAGTGCTTCCACTGCTTGAAGGCGAATATCTGGTCAAATTTGAAAGTGATGACGGACAGCGTAGCGCCAATGCTCGCAGTGCTGTTATTGATCTACCCAATCCAATTCCACGCCTTGATATTCAGGTGCGTAGAGAGGATCAAGATGTGCCGCCATATCAAGGCGATAAAGTTGGCACATTTTATAGCGCCGAATATGACGGCTTGGTGCTTGATGGCGACGCCAGTTTTGATGATGTTGTAGATGTTGATGCGCTGACTTCTGTTGATTTTATCGGCACAAGCCTTGCTTCAGGGCAGTATTACTTCAACAACATCCTTGATCTTAATGGTGTTTTCAGTGTTGTTTTTGAACGCAAACTCACAACACGCGGCCTTTATCCGCAAGATTTGATTGATGAACGCTTTGAGCTGATTGATCGTTGGACTGATTTTGATGGCACCATCGCTGACGACACGACAACTGATCTGTATTTCCGCACCAGCAATCAGGCCACTACGGATGAAGAGCTATTGCTAGAAGACGGCGATTTCTTGCTGCTTGAAGATGGCAACAAAATTCAGATGGAATCGGACATCGATTTCGGCGAATGGACACCGATGGAATCAGGCCGCTATACAGGGCGTCAATTCCAATTCAAGGCCGAGCTGCAATCATTGCACGTTGACCAGACTCCAATCGTTGATGAACTGGGATATATCATTCAGATGGAATCACGCACGGAAAGCAGTGCCACGATTGCATCGGGTGCTGGTGCCAAGGCCGTGACCTTTGCCAAGGGGTTCTACGAAACCCCAAATATCGGCATCACTGCTTCCAATCTGGCCTCGGGGGACTATTATGAGGTCACGTCAGCCACTCGGACTGGATTCACCATCACGTTCTATAACAGCGGTAACGTTGCTATTGACCGTAATTTCCAGTATCAAGCGGTTGGCTACGGCACTGAAGAAACCTGATGGCCACACACGACTACGTTCTTGCTAATGCGTCCGGCGCAGCATTCAGGGCTGACCTGAACAATGCTCTTGCTGCGATCGTCAGCAACAACAGCAGCACGACAGAGCCTGCAACAACGTACGCCTATATGTGGTGGGCTGACACGACCAATGGGCAGCTGAAGCGACGCAATGCGGCAAATGATGGCTGGATTGTCGTTCAGGAGCTTGATGGCACGTTCTTGATGGAGGACGGCACCGTCAGCGATCCTGGGCTTGCGTTTGCCGATGACCTTGATACTGGCTTGTTCCGGCCTGGTGCCAATCAGCTTGCGATTGCGACCAACGGTGTTGAACGCATTGAGTTTGGTACGAGTGAAGTCGTCGTTAATGATGGCGGCGCTGATGTTGACTTCAGGGTTGAGGGTGACACCGAGGCAAACCTGCTTGTAGTTGACGCTGGCAATGATCGAATCGGCATTGCTGAATCCGCTCCTGGCACACTTGTTGAGATCGGTGGCGAAACGCCTTACGTCACCCTGAAGAACAGCACAGAGGAGGACACTGATGGCGGTAGGGAAAGCCGCCTGATTTTTGAAGGTGAGCAGTCTGGCGGCGAGATCTCAAGCCTTGCTCAAATTGAGGTATCGCACGATGGCAGTGCTGATGACGAAAAGGGCAAGCTGATTATCAGCACCAATGATGGCAGCGACGGTGCAGCGCCTACCACTGCGGTTACGATTGATTCCGATCAAAACGTAACAATTGCAGGTAACCTTACCGCAAGTGGAATTAACTATCCCTCCGATGGTGCATTAAGTGGCGCCAGGAACCGCATCATCAACGGTGATATGCGGATTGATCAAAGGAATGCTGGGGCGAGTGTGACGCTAACTACGCCACTTACATACACCGTAGATAGGTGGTTTGGTTTTGAAGATACCGACGGTGGAATGACTGCTCAACAGAGCAGCACAAGCCCTTCGGATTTCGTTAACTCTCTTG